GTTGTGTTTACACAACCTAAACGACCTCCCGAGGTTGCAGAGTTTTAATTCTGCTGACACCTAGTGTTAAGACAAGTTATCGTCTTCACACCAGGGTACCCATTTCAAAGTGGGTACTATCACGGACCCTAGAGGGACTCTTTGATCGTAGGTGTTTGATACACCCAGATCAATCCAGCCCTTCTCCCACATCTTCTCGTAGTCGATCAACCCAGGCTGATGCCTGAGTTGCCATTCATGGTATTTCTGCCATGAAAAGAGGTCAGCAATTGCTGACCCATCGCGCCACGATGGGATACGTACTCTGAAACCAATGCTCCTCACAAGACGTACTTGGTACCAAGGTACCGAGGCGTCTTGTGGGGGCTCCATACGAAACTTCAGCAACCTGTTGAAGTTCGTTGGATTGGGTGAGATCAGCGAACCTTTCTCACCAGAGAACGTAGTGGAAATGTACGGTCCTAACGGCATGGTCTTCTTGCCCACTTTTAACCTACTATGTAGGATAGAGTGAGTCAAGTAAGCACGTGTCGTACGGAAACCACGCTCATATAGCGAATTGCTGTATGATATGGCTGCTGATACATCTTCACGTTGTGGAGTCCAGGTATTGAGGTTGCTCCCTAATCGCTTGTAGCGAAGAGGTTGCACCGCAACACCCCGATAGGCCTCAACGCCGCACGCCTCACGGAACTTCCCCGTAAGAAAGGACTTCCGGGTATTAACCCGGAAACCTAACTTTTGGAGGAGTTCTACGAGATATGCAGCGCTGAAGTAATCGATGATAATGTCATCACCGAATACGCGTATCGTCTCGCTATTATGCAAGGCAGGTATGCGTACCCGGTCGCTCGCGACTTGCGCCGCCAAGGTAAATACGATGCATTCGACAGGAAAACAAGTAGCGCTGCCCATTGGGGCAAACTTCTTGATCCTGACCACCTGCGAACCGCAGATGGTATGAGTACAACGCGTACCTAGTAACCAGTAAAGGAGTGGTGTTCCTTTGAACACTTCCTTGACTAGTTCGAGCGTCACTGAGTCAGAAGCAGCCGAGAGGTCGATCGTAGCAAAACTGCCAGTCATACTCCCTAAAAGGGCGAGATTGCCAGAGATGCTTTGATCGTGAAGATCGACTCTTTGCCTCCAATAATGACTACTGGAAAACATCGTGTCAATGCTCCGTCTGATGCCTTGCTGATAGAACTGAAGTTCTACCGGCTCAGCAGAGATACCTCGTAGCTTTTTCCAAGTCTTGGGAACAGCGATGAAGCGCGACGTCCGTGTGGACTTCTCGCTCAACAGCCACGGACAATAGTCCGTTTCTGTCCCAAGATTGCTACGGCCCAGTAGATATGCGACTCGACAATCTTGACGCATGTGCGTGTACTTATCGTACCAGCATTTAACGTCAGTGTTTGCCGTGGCGCCTGGACCGTGCTGAGGAAGGAAAGGCTCCGGTGTCCAATGCTTGAGATGAATACGCGCAAGCTTATTCATCTCATCGAGGATACCGGCCACTTCAGGATCACTCCTGAGTGGCAGTGCAGTGGATAAATCCTGTTCAAACTTTATGAATTCAGCATTCGCTGTGTTCACTAGGTCTGGACGATCTAGCTCAATCTTTGATAAGAATGAGCAGATTTGATGGATCCACTTAACGGCCTCCAAATCCCCAACCTCCCCGTTTCTTACACCACAGCAGATGCTGCGGATAAGAGACATAACGCAACCTACATCAGTAGGCACTGTGATCCCTTTCGGGAGATCGCCTTTAAAGCGATCTGAGGAAGCCAATTGGTTTAAAAGCCAATTGTCAACTTCATCAAGGAAACTCAGATAGATCGTAAGATCTACTGAGGTCTCGCCGCGGAGAAAGGGCATCGTTAAGATGCGCCCTTCCCTGCCGCGAGAATCCTGAGGACGTAAATCCTCCAGAAGAGTGTTGATGTCGAGGAGAATCCCTACCCAGAGAATGAGACCATTGCAAATGTTGCAGTGATCCTCCCTCTGGGAGAGAGCGACGCAGTGGCTACCTATTAGGTAGCTAGGGGTCTGAGACAACTTTGTCCTGACCCGTGTTAGTTGTTTTACTAACAATCTGCACCTCCTTTAGGTGAAGAGATACTCGCGTAGGAATTAAATACCTACGGGAGTGAGGGCGCCACGCATCTTTTCAGTGACGATAACCGGATTTCCGGCTTCATTGCAAAGACCAGCGTATGTAGCCATAACGAGTGATTCCACGTCCGATTCCGAAATATCGGCATCGTTCGGAAGTCTCAACTCGATTCTGGCTACCATTGGCAACTGGATGATCGCGTCACCGACAGTTTTGGTGGCAATGGTCTTTAGCTCCACGAATACGGTCTGCCCTGTTGTGTTCGCACTCTGTGCGGACACGGGAACAGTACCTTCGGCTAACGTCGTATAGACGTTGGCAATCTTGTCGAGAGTCACCTTAATGGTGGTCTTCTTGTCAAGAGGAGCTACAATGTCAGTCATTTTGGCAAGCGATCCCGAGTCAGAAATGATTCGGAACGCCGTCAGATACGCCCATGGTCTGAAGGCCTTTGTGCCCGCAGTACCTTGAGCACCTGAACCAAAATTGAATGATATTGCCATAGCCTTTCTCCTTTCTTTCGGGCCCTTTAAAGGGGTCCGTGGGCCATCCGGCCCATGGTTGCCTATCGAATATAATTCGATAGAAGTGCCGCTCCTTGAGTCATCTGACTCACAGAGGGGCCGGTGATGGATTGGCCAGCAAAGGCATCAAACATGCCTAAGTGGTGGTCTACCCTACGATCATACCAGGAGTAGGTAAGGTCGTCAACTAAGAGAATGGAATCTCTCAAGCCGAATTCCCTAACTTCGCTCTCTGATATGACCCACTGCACCTTGAACGATTGCACCCTCCATTTCAAGTCTCTAGTTAGGATGTTTGAAACATACTGACTAATTCTTGATAATGCAGGCCCGATATGCAAGAACCAGTCAACAACGAAACTGTATGGGACGAAGTCCCAGAGGTTTCCTATTGACGGGTCCAGGCCTAGTTTTTCAAGCGCGTTCCATACCGTGCTCAAGGAGTTATCTTTGAGCTGGTAGTGGAGCGTGCAATGAT